TTGGAAAATAAACTACGCAACAGCAAAGATGACATTGTTATTAGTGACTGCCGTTTTCCTAATGAAATTAAATCAATCAAAGATGCTGGAGGAATAGTTATTCGTGTAAAACGTGGTCCTGAACCTGTATGGTACAAAGATGCTGCCGATATGAACGCTGGCGAACATTGTATGAATTGGATGCTGGCTAAAACCCGTATGGACAAATTAAAGATTCATGCTAGCGAAACTGCTTGGGTTGGTACAAAATTTGACTATGTTTTAGATAATGATTCTAGCATAGATGACTTATACGCCCAAGTAAAGCTTCTTATAAATCCGGAACAAGATCTCCTTGTCGCCACTTAATATTCTCTTTGTGTAGTACCCGGGCACAGTTAGAGCAAACAGTTTTTAAATTAGTAGGACGGCAGTTATTTAAATCGCCGTCAACGTGAAACGTGGCAAATACTTCCTTATGCGGGCTTTTGAACCCGCACTTATCGCACTGATTCTTTAAACGATATCCAGCACGATACCATCGTGGCACTCCAGCATCTGCTCCGTGTTTTAAGCAGACATTACACATACTTCTATAAAACGTCTTACCGTTTTTCTTATAGTTTACTGCGGTTGGGCGCAAACCGCACGAACATAGTGGTCTCATATTGTATTTAAATAAACCAGGCCTTTTCGAGACCTTTTCTGGTGTGTATAACGAGTACATTTACTCAAAATGCTATAAATACATACAAGAACATGTACTCATGGAGATAATACAATGGCTCAATTAAGTTCACCAGGCGTAAGCGTAACAGTAGTAGATGAGAGTTTTTACACTCCTGCCGCACCAGGCACAGTGCCTCTAATCATTGTCGCTAGCCAACAAGACAAAATGAATTCATCTGGAACAGCAACTGCTCCAGGTACACTAAAAGCAAATGCTGGAAAAGTATACTTACTAACAAGTCAGATGGACTTGGGAAATACATTTGGTATTCCTTACTTTGAAACAGATGCTAGTAACAATCCAATTAACGCTGGCGAACTAAACGAATATGGTCTACAGGCTGCTTACAGCTATTTAGGTGTTAGCAATCGTGCTTATGTTGTACGTGCTGACGTAGACACAAAACAACTTATCGGTACAGCTAATGCTCCAACAGGTGCTCCAGCTGACGGTACATTATGGTTTGACACAGCAGATACAGCATTTGGTGTATTTGAGTGGAATAGTGCTCCAGCAACTACAACTGGTGGCCAAACATTCCAAGTACAACAAGTTGCAGTAATTACCAATGTTAAACAATTAAGTGGCGGTGTTGCTGGTAATCCTCCAGCTCCAAGTTTTGGTTCTGTTGATAGCTATGCTATTACAGCAACAACAACATTGAATCAATTATGGTACAAAAAGCCATTAACTGACACAGCCGCAGGTACATGGGTTGAAGTTGGAACTCCACAATGGGCCGCAAGCCAGCCAATCGCAACAGGTACAATACAAACTCCAACTATCACTTCAACAGGAACTAGTGTTCCGGGTATCGTAAGCAATGGTACCGGTACTGCTCCTGGTACAGTATTGACAGTTACTGGTAGCGTAACAGGCGGAAGTTTAGCAGTTGGTGATATCTTAACTGGTACAAACTTAGCACCAGAAACACGTATTACTACTATTAACACCGCTAGTTTTACTGGTGCTATTAGCGGAACAACATTGAGCGTTAGTGCTGTAGCAAGCGGAACAATTACTCCAGGTATGGCAATCAGCGGTGGATCTATTCCAGCTGGTACATATATTACAGCTAACTTAACTGGTAATGGATCAAGCGGAGCAAGTACATGGACTGTTAGTGCTTCAGTAAGCCAGTCAAGCACATCTATTGCTGGTTTAAGTTATACAGTAAGTATTATAAGCCAGGCTGCAGCTCAAGCAACATTCACAACTGGTGGCGACACATTAACAATTAATGGTACATTAATCACTGGTACAAACTATGCTAACCTAGCAACAGCAATTAATAGCGCAAGCATTACAGGTGTCACAGCGTCAGAAATTAACGGATATTTAAATATCTATTCAACAGGCGCAAGCGTAACATTAGGTGGTACAATTCCAGCTAAAGTTGGTTTAACTAACGGAACATACTTAGGTCTAGCTCTTTCACAAGGACCACACACTAGTGTTCCATTGTTTAAGATCACTGATAATCCATCAAGCGTAGCTGGTAATCCATCAGGATCTGTATGGATCAAAACAACCAATGTTAATCAAGGTTCAGATTGGATCGTTAAGAACTATAACGCATCAGTTGCTACATGGATTGAACAACCAGTTAACTTGTTTGCTAACAATGCTACAGCATTGTATAACCTAGATCCATCAGGCGGTGGTATTAACCTATCAGTTGGCACAGTATATGTAAAATACAACGACGACGAAGGTACTCCAGGTTTAGCAGATTGGAAAATTTATGGACGTACTGGAGTAGGTGCTACTAGCATTAAGAGCTCTCCTATTACAGCCAGCACATTTACTACTGGTTCAAACGCATTTACAATCGCTTATAGTTCAGTAGGAACTGGTAGCGTTTCAAGTAGCGTAACAGTAACATTTACTGCTTCTGGTGCTACTAGCGATGCTACAACATTATTGGCAGCGTTCTCTGCGGCTGTAACTGATGCCAATATTACTGCTAGTTTAAACAGTGATAACAGCATTACAATTACACACCAAGCAGGTGGAGATATGTATTTTGTAGATAGCGCAACGGCATATCCAATAGCTAAATTGTTTACAGTTGGCACAACTGCTAACTTCTACGCAAGCGCAACAGGTACATCACACGCTTACACAGCTAGCCTATGGTCAAGCATGAATGGTACTAGCGCAATCGCTGTACCACAAAGTACACCTCCAACAACAACTCCAGCAGATGGTACATTGTGGTTCAACAATGTTCTTGAAAATGTTGACATCATGGTTAACAACGGAACAAGTTGGGTTGGTTATTTGAATTATACACAAAATGGCGTAGGCGGTACAACAACAGATCCAAATGGTCCGATTGTTAGTGCTACACAACCAACAGTACAAAGCGATGGTACTCCATTAGCTAACGGCGATATTTGGGTTAGCACAGTAGACTTTGACAATTATCCACACATTTACAAGTATGATTACTTGAATAAGAAGTGGGTATTGATTGACAACACAGACCACACAAGCGAAAATGGTATTATTTTCCATGACGCACGTTGGATGGACATGTCAGGTTTAACAGGTACAAACGTAGGTTTACCTGCTCCTGACAGTATCCAATCATTGTTGTCTAGCAACTTCGTTGACTTTGACGCACCAGATCCAGCACTATATCCAAAAGGAATGTTGCTATGGAACTTACGTCGTTCAGGTAACAACGTATTGAAATATGTTAAGAATTATATCGATGTAACACAACGTAGTGACCGTGTTGGCTTGCCAGCTGGAACTCCACAGACTCACTTCTATACAGATATGTGGGTAAGTGATGCGGCTAATAACGTACACGGCGTTGGCGCATTTGGACGTAAAGCACAACGTACAGTTGTTCTACAAGCTCTAAACGCATTGATTGAAGGTAATCAAGGAATCCGTCAACCAGACACAGTTATTTTCAACTTGTTAAGTTGCCCAGGATACTTAGAAACTCTAAGTCCATTAATTGGCCTAAACACAGACAACGGACAAACAGCATTTATTGTTGCTGATACTCCAGCTCGTTTAACACCAGATGCTACAACATTAAGCAACTGGGGTAACAATACAGGATTAGCTGCAGTTGACGGTGAAGATGGTCTAATTGCTACTGATGCTTATTCAGCAGTTTATTATCCATGGGGCTATACAACTGACTTGTTAGGTAATGACATCGTTGTTCCTCCAAGCCATATCATGTTACGTACAATCGCTTTAAGCGACAATGTTTCTTATCCATGGTTTGCTCCAGCTGGTGTACGTCGTGGTGGTGTAACAAATGCTAGCTCAGTTGGTTATGTAGATAGCGCAACTGGCGAGTTTGTAACAGTGGCATTGAACGTTGGACAACGTGACACACTAGCAGGTATCCATGTAAACCCAATTACATATCTTGCTGGTACAGGCTTAGTATGTTATGGACAGAAGACACGTCAATTGATTGCTAGTTCGTTAGATCGTATCAACGTAGCACGTTTAGTAATTTACTTACGTTATCAGTTGAATGCTTTAGCTAAACCATTTGTATTTGAACCAAATGATACAATTACACGTAACGAAATCAAACAACAAGTTGAAAAAC